GGAAATATCTGTCCTGAGTCTGTAATGCCAAGTTTGCTTTCTCTATCGCACGCTGTCCCTGGTCCTGCGACAAAATAACTCGGACATTGATACCGATATCACGGATAGCATCCGGGGTCATGACGCCAAAGGCACGAACATCACCTTCCATATACTCAAATACTTCTTCCTCATCCATGGTAGCCATTGATACCTGGACAAGCTTCGTAAGATGTTGCTCAAAGCCGCGGACAATGCGACGCATCCAACGACGACCGATCTTGGAAGCTTCTCTTAAGGTTGCTTCCACACCAGTTGCTGTATTTGCGGGAGCCAATGCCTGATAATCGCCCTGTGCCATATTACTTACCCCGAGCCATAATTGAACAATACCGAATACAAAATCTATAAGATCCTGAGTTCGAATATCTACATTTGGGATAGCTGCAAATTGAATGAACTCGTCGATACTACTCTGATCTTTTAATTCGAAAATCTTACCTGCGTGAAGTTCAACATCTTCCGGCTCATCTTCAACAGCCTGGGGGTTGACACCTACGATAGGGTTAGCCGCAAGCTCATTGCGATAGCTCTGAGAATTAAACTGTTTGTCCACATACTCCTGAAAGGATCGGATACGCTCGGGCAGGCTGCGCCCGCACCAATGGTTTCGGTCTTTGCCAATCGATACGGCGGTGTAAGGAACCTGGTTGTCGGGAGTCAGCTTAGCGACGAATTCATAGTATAACGGTTTCTCGGTCTCAGGGTCTATGAATACACAAAATTCTTGCGGAGTACCGGTACCAAGAACATCACGCTTCATCCAACACTCCAATACTTGAACGCTTGGGTTCTCGTCAGAATCAAAGTCTAAGTTTTCCGTTCTCTCCTCATTCTTTTCGATCGGGCTTCTTGGGTTTGCGTCCTTCTTTACAAGATTTACATAGTCCCCAAAACTCATCCATTCACGCTCAAGAAACATTTCACGAGCCCATCTTAAATCTTTGTCGTACAATTCAACGATGATGTCGGCTTCATCCAAAGACTCTGCATGAGACGGGCATAAGAAACGGTCAGAATCTATGACCTCCGACCTTGGGCCTTTGTACTTCACCTGTTGAGTTGGGACACCTTGCGGAAGAGGTTGGAATTCGTGAACGCCCGGAATCATTTGGAATGAGGGGTCGGTCGAAAGTCGAAGCTCTGTGTCGCCGGTCATAGGATTCATCTCTGGGATGAATTGAGCTTCTCCTTCAATAATGGGCCCTTCACCTGGAATCTCTTCAAACTCCTGAGTTTCGTTATTAAACAGAGCACTTCTTTCATAATCGTACCATGTCGAGACATCTTCCCGATAAGTAGATTTTAAAATTAATGCACGCTGTATAAATAAGTGAAGGTAAGATTCTTCGAGTCGCTCTCTCGTATTTGCCTGGTCTTCAATCTTCCAATTAAAATATTTATCATACGCTTCAGCCATATCGATGTCTCCAGCTCCCTGTGCATCGAATTTAAAATATGGACTGGTTCCTGTGATCTCATCTTCGGCCCTGGCCATGAAGTGATCAACCACAAGAGATGTCATAGGAACTGACAGATTGGAGTGGCTAAATATTCCGTCATACCCTACCCGATCAGACCGATCATTGTGATATGTTTTCCACGATATCTTATCGTGTTCAATACGCTCGCGGTTATCCTCTTTAAGCTGCTCTACTCTTTCGAGTGCATACTTTACGAGCTTTTCCTCCTGCTTTTGATTAAGACGTAGATTGGTTTGCTTCATTTATGAGATTCCGAGCGACTGCGCTTTTTTGATGACCTTAACAAAGGCAGCATGTTCTTTCTGTTCTAGCTGTGCAATGCGTTGCAATTTTTGATCCTGTGTTAAGCTTTTTGAGCTTTCGATCTTTGCTTTATGAGCAGCGACCTTTTTCTTAAATGCGTCGGTATATTTTATATTTCCGGACAACGCGAGTAGGTCCCGCATATTTTTGTTAGCTTCTGCAAATTGTTTAGGTCCCGCTATTTTTGCGGCTTTTGTAGCACGCTCTGCGATTTTATTCGCTTCCCGAACTTGGTAGTACAAGTTCTTAACTCGTGAGCCGTGGGTGGATGATCGGTAGAACCGGTTCGCGATCGGCATTTTATTGGGGTCATAAGTCCCATAGTCTTTCTCTTCAGAAAAAGCAGGGAATACAAGACTCCCGAACATCATATTAATTATTTGTCCGGGACCTCCAGCATAACCGAGAAGTAAGTGTTCCATCTGACTTCCTGAGATATCAAACTTTAAGTCAGTCCCCTCAAGACCTTTAAGTGGCTGGCCTCCAAACATACCACCTACTGACCCTTTAACTTGATCACTCCCTCCGAGAAGACTGTTGAGACCTTCAGATAAAGCAGTCCAATGCTCTTGTGTTCTTTTCGGGTCCATCATATGAGCTGGTTTTACTGCTTCATATGGACGATCTTCATTTCTTATAGGCATACCCATGAAGTTTTGGTTTGCCCATAACTCAGCCATAGGTTTCCCGACGGTTGGGATCATAGCGGTGGCCAAGGTAGAACCCCCTACTGGGTTAAAACTGTTAAGAGTAGCGTTTAAGTTTCTAGTTAGGAAATCAACAGCCCCTGCACCGCCTCTACCCATTACATATTTTGCAAAAACATCGCCGGCTGTTTGCCCGAGAGTCCAAAACATATTGTACCCGAGAGGAAGTGGCACGCCAAAGTAACCGGTGTTTTTATCACGAGGGTCACCGACAATCGCCATAGTGTCTCGTCTGAATTCGGAGATAGTGTCGTAATCAGGCAAAGGCTCCTCATCGTCATCGTCCATTAACCGGTTAAAAATATTAAGGGCGAAAGAAGCACCCGCGATCCCTATAATAAGCTTCTTCCTTTCTTGTGGAGTCCGCTTCTTAAAAGTAGACATCATTCGATGCATCGAATTCATCGAAGCACCAAAGAACACAAATAGCGCACCCATTGTCTGAGTGAGCTCCCCTTTTTGGTTGAAGTCTACAGTTACATTTCTTGATATGACTGCCGCCTGATGGGTTGTAAACCCAGCTTCAATAGCAGAAGCAAAAGCGGACATCCGGATGGAGTTTTCCAAAGCCGTATTAACCGTGTCTAGGTAGTTAACAAAAGAGTTCCACTTTTTGCGCACCCCTTTTCTGGACTTACCCGTGTCTGCTTTCATCTCATCAATCAATTCTGGTATTGATTTGTGCCTGAAATACCCGACTTTCGCTCCGGAAGCCTTTGCTAATTGATAAACCTTTGCGTAGTCACCATCCTTTATAAGTTTCTTGGCGTACTCTTCAGATGTTAAGTCGCCTGGGTCGAGCTCTATAATATCTCCTTTGAAATTTTTACGCTCGGCTAATGTGATATGTTTAATAAAACCACCCAACCGCTTGGGGTTAAAGGCTGCTTTTACAAATTGCTTTTTGTCATCTTCGGTTAAGTGTATAAACATAGTCCCCAAATCTCTGATAAAGTTGGGGATCATGAAAGCGGGGTTTTTGGATGTAAACATACTCGCCATAAACCGCGTTACACTGTTCACCCCTTTAAGAAAAGTTGGGAGCGCCTCGTAGCGTAGATTTTTTACGGATCTTGCAACCCTACTACCCGCTAGGTTTTTTCTAAACTTTATATATTGAGGGACACCATTTTTACGGTAAACGAAAACATGGTTGTCGTTTTGAAACTCCGTGTTAATCTCGCGGGTTACCATTTTAAAACCTTCAACCTCTTCCCCATCAACTGTTATAGACTTAGTACTTATCGTGTAGTCTTTCTTGGTCTGGATCGGGTTAAAATCTTTTTCAAAAATCGCGTCCTTGCCTTCAAACATTTCGCGAGTCGATTCAATAACGCTGGGATCTTTTTCTATGATATCCTTGATTTGATCAGGAAGCTCGACCAAGGGTAGCCCGCTTACATCTTTACTGTTGTGGTACGCTACCGCTCGGAATAGTTCAAAAGCCGCACCAAACGAATTGGACACCTCGTTTTTAGCCCCCCGTATCCCGCTTTGAAAGTATTGATCTTGAGAAACCGCGAACACCATTTCGGGATTAGGCCCGAGGGTGTCTTCTTTCCTACCGAAAGCTCCTTTAAATAGAAATTTATTTTTAGGCTGGTCCCACGCTCTCCCTGAAGCACTGCTTGATTTACCTAAAACTTCGTAAGCTTCTTCGTTATCGTAAAGCTTTTGAGTTTCTTGAGCGCCCTCGAAACCCTGCATAGGAGCGTAAGAGTAATTATCCTCTTTACCGTTTCGCATATACATTATTTTGGAACCGCCATCTTTTTTCCAGTTAAAAGATGAGCTGGCTTGAACCATGGCTGTCACCTCGTCAAGAGCTTCAGTCTTTTGAATAAGCTGAGAGGTTGCGCGAATATCAATCGCCTCGCGGTTCATATCGTAAAATTTTTGCAGCGGCTCTCTCTCATCTTTTAAGAAATTCATGAAGGCTTCGTCAGCCTCCATCTTCTGAACAACTTGGATTGCTACTTCTGTTGAAACTCCGCTCAAAGAATCTCCGCGCTTTTCAAGCATTTCTTTGATTTCGTTTTTCGTGCCTTCGTCTTTTGCGTCATTCATCAACTCTGCATAAAGACTTTTTAAATGTTTGTTTCTACTTGGTGCAACTCTCGCAATCAAATACTCGCCGAACTGCTCGTTTGTAATACCGTGATCATTAAGAGCGTCGCGGATAGGTTCAAAATACCTCAAGCCAGCAGTTTTAATTTGCTCGTCGGTTTTTCCGTAATAGAGGTGCCATAAACCCCGAACATCTAACGAGTCTAGTAATTTCTGATCGGTTACACCCATATCTTTAAGTGCGTCGCTGATGAACTTAGTACCCGCCCTAGACTGATCGATGAAGGAAGA